TTGCCGAACTTGTCGCGACAAGTGGCAGCCAGCTTGTCGCAGCCCGCCTCCAACCTCATCACATCCCCCACGGCGGGAGCGCGCGCAAAATCCACCCACAAATCCATCCGCCGCAGCAGCCCTTCGGTTTGGTCAAACTTCACCAGCCCCACCAACCCCGCAGCCGCGCCCGTCATCACCCGCGCCCGCCCCCGCTGAAACCAGCCCTCGGCAAAGCCCGCAACTGCCGCCACGCTGTAAACCCCCGCCGCCCCCCGCGCTGCAATCGGGGCTTCCAGAGCCATCCCCGCACGGCGCAAGTCCACCCCACAGCGCGCATCGCCCAAGACGGCTGAGCAGGCGCGTTGATAGGCCAACCCCTGCACTTGGTTCAGCCCCTCGCTTAAGCCCCGCAACTCGGCGCGAAACGCCCCGCCCGCGCGGCTCACCTCGCCAAATGTGCCGCGAAACTGCATCCTCCGCTGGCGGACATCTTGCCAATTCACGATCCAGTTTCGCACCTCGGCCCCATCAAACCGCCCCGCCATCAGATCGGCTTCACTGACCGAGGCATCGCTCAGCGCCCCCACCGCCTCGCTATTGTCCACCGCAAGCCCCGTGCCCGTTTGCAAGGCCCGCGCCGTCATCCCGCTTGCTGCACGAAAGACGATCCCCTCAAAGGCCAGATCACGGTCGTGGTCGGTAAAGCCCAACACCACCCCATCACGCCGCGACACCGCCCAGCATTGGCACAGCGTGGTCGCCCCCGTCGCCAAATGCTCCAAAATCCCCGCAGACGCGCTCATAGCCGCACCTCAATCACCGGAACCGCAGGAACCTCCCCCGCCTGAAAACTCGCGATCGAGGCGCTGATGCGGTCGGTGTCAAACCGGACCGGCACGTCAAACTCGCATCCCGCCGTCACCACAGCGCCCGGCGCGGGCGGCAGGTTCAGCGTGACAATCCCGCGCGCCTCCTCCACCGAGAACTCAGCGGGCAAGGTCTGCACCACCCCCGCCACCGCCACCATCACACTTCCCGCCACTGGCTTGACCAAGTCGCGCGTGTAAGCCGAATCGCCCGAGGCATAAGTTTTTATCAACTGAAAAACCGTTCTAATCCCGTCCCCTACACCGATCTCTTGATCCATGGAGCTGACAGATTGCGAGGGCAGACAGGTCTTGTAATCCGCCCAATCCTTCCAGCGAAACCCATGCAACTGCCCACGCCGCGCTTCAAAAAACGCAATCAGTGCTGCGAAATCATCCAAAGACCGCATCCCCGCCCCTGCGTCATAACGACGGCGCGAATGAGCCCAAGGGCTGTTGCGCTCTTCAAAGCCGTTCACCAGCGTGACAATCTCGGTCCGCCGCTCTGGCCCGCCGGACGAGCCAATGCTCAACCCCACGGGGTATCTGACTTCATGAAATGCCATAAAAACCTCTCTACCGATTGCGGTGGCCGCGCGCCAAGGCCCGCATGGCCTGCGCTGCGATCTGCGATTGGCTGCGCGCAAAACCCGCCACATCGGGGGTGGAAATGTTCATCACCACAGTGACAGCCTGCCCCCCGCCCGATACGCGCACGCCCAAACTGCCATCCGGCCCCCGGGTCAGCGGCATAATTGCCTCAGGCCCCGCCTCGCCCATCAGCCCCGTGCCACCCCGCATCGGAAAGGCCGTGGGTTGCGAGACAACACCGCCCCGCGCAAAGGGCAACACCTGCCCCTGCACAAAGGCCCCGCCCTTGGCAAAGCCACCCAAGACCCCCGCCAGCACCCCGCCAAATTGATCCGTGACGGGCTTTAGGGCTGCACTCAACACCGTATCGGCCATGCTCTTGGCCAAGCCGCGCAAACTGTCGCTCAGCTTGCTGCCATCCAGCACCACGCCCTCAAACGCACGCCTGAGCCCGTTGCCAAAGCCATTGGACAAGGCCCCCACCTCTTCCTCGGTATAGGCCAGATTGCCCTGCAACTTGCCCAGTTCCGCATCAAAGTTGGAAACCATCCCCGCCGTGCCGCCCAAGGTCGTTTCAAGCGCTGCGATCTGCTCCGTCAGGTCTGCGATTGTCGTCATCGGTCTGTGCCTTTCTGCCATCGGGAAAAGCGGCCACCAGCTCGTCAAGGCGGGCGCGCGAAAGGCTAGGGGCAGCACCATCCGCCCCCAGCATCAGTTTGAATTCCAAAGGGGTCAGCCGCCAGAAATCGTCCGGAGCAAGTCGCAAGTCGCAAAGCCCCACCCGCATCAGCCCGACCCAGTCGAACCCGCTCATCGCACCCCCGTGGCCGAGAACGCCCGCGCCAACAACTGTGCTGCGATCTGCGCCGCCCCCATCGGCCCGCCGCCAATCTCCACCCGCAGCAAATCTCCCGCCGTCCCCTGCCACCCGCCGCCGCGCAAACCGGCAACCACCAGCGCCAGCACATCGCGCGTTGACACCTGCTGCGCTTCAAACCGGCTGATCAGGTCCACCAATGACCCACTTTCCAACGCCGCCTCTAACTCAGCCAGCGCGCCCAGCGTCAACTTGGCCAGATGCGGCACACCATCCAAGGTGACACTCACTTCGCCTGCAAAAGGGTTCCCCATCACAGCGCCGTAAAGGTCAAAGCCCCAGCCGAGGCGAGCGATAGGTCAAACGTCGCCTCGCCATTATAAGTGCCCACATAGTCGATCGAGGTGATCTGAAACGCGCCCTGCACTGTGCCGAAACTGGGGATCACCACCTGAAATTGCGGCATCTCGGCATCAAAGAAAATCTGGCGCGCCCGTGCATCGGTATTGGCATCGCGAAACACGCCTGATCCCGAAATGGCAGCCGATTTCACCCCCGCCCCCGCCAGCAACTCGCGCCACCCGCCTGTGCTTTCCAAACTGGTGACATCGACCGTTTGGGCGTTAAAACTCAACCGCGTGGCGCGCAGCCCTGCCAGCGTGACAAAATCTCCCTCCCCCGTCTGATCCACCTTGATCAGCAGGTCCTTGCCGTTTTGCACAGCCATCATAACTCTCCATCGCTTTAAGGATTAAAACGTGATCCGCGCCCGAAAGGTCAGATCAATCCGCCGGCTTTCGCCCGTGTTCAGCCGCTTGGCCACCGCGCGCACGAAGGTCAGGTCAACCAAAGACCCCACCGTCAACGTCAGCGGCACCTCACACAGCGCCAAAGACACTTCCGCACCTGCCGCCTTCGCCGCCATAAACCCCGCCGCATCCGAGATGATGCTGACGACAAACATATGCGCCACACCCGCGCCCGAGCCGTCACTTTCATCATTGGCCTGCTCCGGCCCCAACAAAATGAACGTCCCCGTCCCCGTGCCAGGCGGCACGGCATCGACCACCGCAACCCCGTTCAACCCGCCCCAAGTGCTGAGGCGTTGATACACCGCCCCCTGCAAAGCCGCCGCTGCGCGATAGGTCATTGCGGGCTCTCCTCTCTGGCAAAGCATGTCAGGTACTGGCCCTGGCGGGTCGCGTTCGGTGACAGCCAGAATGAGGAAATGGCGGCTGCCATCCTCAAACCTCTGCTCAGGCCGTGGCCGCTGCGGCGAGCCTACCGCAGCGCCCCGCACAGTGATGCGGTAAGGCACCTTGGCAAGGCTCACCTCCACCCCCGCAGCCTCACTGCCCGCCCCCGCGACAACCTCACCCCACAAAACCTCTTCCGACACCCAAGCCAGCACAAAGCCCCCAGCACCGTCGGCCATCCGTGTCGGCGTTTGCAGCACCAAGGGCCGGTTCAAATGCACGTTCATGCCGCCCCCCCGCCCAAAACCCGCACCGTGCGCCAGCGCTCGATCAAGGCCTGCACCGGCTGCGGCAATCCCGCCACCGCCCCCGTAAAATCATTGCGCTGTTCATAATACTGCGCGGCCAGCAGCAGCACGGCTTGCTGCAAATCGGCTGGCACCTCAGCCCAAACCGCGCCAAAGCCCGCATCAAACACAATCTCAACCCGCCCATCCGTGGGCACATTGGGCAACAAATACCCCACCGCCGTCAACTTGGGCCGCTGGAAATCCGGCACCAAAGTATAGGCCGCAGGCTGCACCACCGTGGTCGACCCATCCGCCGCCACCAGCGTCACGCTGGCAATCGCCACCACAGGCGCCACCGGCAACGCCTGCTCCTGCGCACTGCGCCACTGGTCCAACACCAGTTTAAAGCCTCGCTGCAAAATCGCTTTGCCCGTGCGCCCCTCAATCGCCGCGAGCGCAGCGCGCAGATAGCTCTCGATCAAGCCATCCTGCATCGCGCCATCGGCAAACCCCGTGCCCAACCGCAAATGGTCTTTCAAACCCTGCACCGGCAAGGCGGCCAAAGCCACACTGCTTACTTCGGTCAACATCATGTCACTCTCCCAAGCCGCATTGCATAAAGGCGCGCGGGCCCTACGACCCGCGCGCTTGGCCGTTTAGGACACAGCCACTTTCAACAGCTTGATCGCGGCATAATCCGTCACATCACCGCCCACGCGCTTCGAGGCATAGAACAGCACATTGGGCTTGGCCGAGAAGGGGTCGCGCAGAATGCGCAGATCAGGGCGTTCGGCAATCGTATAGCCCGCACCAAAATCGCCAAAGGCGATCGGATAGGCATTCGCCCCCACATCGGGCATATCTTCCGACACCAGCACACGGTAGCCCATCAACGTCGCCGGTTGCCCCGCCGTCAGCGAATCCGTCCACAAGAAGCGCCCGACAGTGTCCTTGAACTTGCGCACCGCGCCTGCGGTTTTCGAATTCATGATAAACGCCGCATTGGCGCGGTAATCCGCCGCCAGCGCGTAAACCAAGGTCACAAGGCAATCGAGCGGGTTAGAGCTGGCAAAATCGCTCGCAGCCCCCGTCGCCACATACCCCAGACTGCCCCAAGCCCAAGACGCATTCGCCACCTTGGCAGGCAGCATAATCCCCTTGGGCTGATCCACCCCCGTGCCGTTGATAAATGCCGCAGCCTCGGCGCGAATAAAGCGCGTCGCGATCTTCTGGCTTAGCCAGCTTTCCACATCAAACGCCGCATCGTCCAGCAAACGCTGGCTGGCCTTGGGCATCGCCGACAGATCGTTCAGCTTGATCGAAATGCGGTTGATATTGGGCGAGGACGTTTCCGAAAGCGTCGAAAGCTCCGATTGCCATCCCGACCCGACATCGCTGTTATCCACGATCACATCATAGGTCGTGGCATCCACCTGCACCACATTCGCCAAAGAGCGCAGCGACGCGGTCGATGATAGCATCGACTGTATAGTGTCCGACATCTGCGGGTTCACCAAATATCCACCATCCGCCGAAACAGCCGTCGACATGGCCTTGCCCTCAAGGGTCAAGCCGCGCAGCCCGTCGTCATCCCCGGTGCGCAAATAGGCCGCAAGGGCATTTTTATGCGACAGGTCTTCCTCCACCGCCGTCGACAAAGCGGGGCGGGCATAGGTCATGGTTTTGCGGTCCAACATGGTCATTCGCTCTTCTTGCTGTTGAAATGAAGTCTTCACATCCTCCTGAAAGCCCCTGAAGGCGTTCAGAAATCCCGCCACGGCAGCTTTCGCCTCTGCCACAGCCGTCTTGGGCGCAGGGTGATCTTCCCCGGCCCGAGCCTTTGTCTCGGTCATATCCTTCTCCCTTATTCTGCGCGAAACTCTGGGCGGTTCAGCGCGCCGCCAAACTCACCCGCGCTGCCTCAAAAGCCGCAGCCAAGGCGCCCCAAACCTCGTCATCCAGCGCCTCGCTCTTGGCGGCAATCCGCGCTTCTGGCAGCATGGGAAAGGTCACCAAAGACACTTCCCACAACTCCACTTCCGCCAGCAGCCGCTGCCCCTTGCCATCGCGCTGCGCTTTGATCGTGCGGTAGCCAATCGACAACCCGTCAATCGCCCCCGCCGCAAGCAAAGCGACAGCCTCGCGGCCCTTTTCCACTTCCGTCAGAATGCGCCCCTTAACGAACAGGCCGGTGGCATCCTCGCGCACCTCGTCCCACACGCCAATCGGCTGGGCGGGGTCGTGCTGCCACAGCATCTTGATCCCCCGCCCCGCTTTGGCGCTGGCAGCCAAACTCGCCGCATAGGCCCCCTTTTGCACGATGTCCCCGCCTTGGTCCTTCGCGCCAAACAAGCTGGCATAGCCCGAAATCACTGTGCCATCCGTGACCTGCAACGCAGGCCCCTCAGCCTTTAGAAACTTGCGTTCAGGCGCGCCTGGAATGCTCCACATCTGGTCCCTCATTTGGTTGCAGCCGTAATAATCGCTTCGGCCATCTGGCTGAGTAAAAAGGCCGCCACGCCGTAAACCCCCACCCAGATGCGCTTTTCCAGCCGCTCTAGGGCGGCGTCGATCTGGCCAAGGCGAAACTCCAAGCCTGACCGGCGTTCCTCTGCCACCCGCTCGCTGGCCTCCAGCCGCATGGATGTGGCGTCAAACCCCTCGTACAAATACCGCGACCCTTCGCCGCCTCGCCGAACTGTCATACCGCAGCCCCGGGCTGCAAAGCTAAGAGCGAACGCTTTTCGTCTTGGCTTAGGAAATCCGCCGCTCCCACCCGCGCCCAAAGCTGATCGCGCTCGCCCGCCAAGGCCGGCACCTGATCCAGATCAGGCCGCAGCTCAATCTGCTCGCCAGTGAACCCCGACAGCCACTGGCTCAATGCCGCCGTCACCCGTGTCGCCATCGGCAACACGGTCAGGCGAAAGAAGGCACGGTTCGCCTCTTGATAATTGGCATAGGTCGCATCACCCGGTATCCCCATCAGCATCGGCGGCACGCCAAAGGCGATGGCAATATCGCGCGCCGCAGCCTCCTTGGTTTTCTGAAACTCCATGTCAGAGGGAGAGAACCCCATAGGCTTCCAATCCAAGCCCCCCTCTAGCAGCATAGGCCGCCCCGCATTGCGCGCGCCCTGATGGTGGCTCTCAATCTCGCCCACCAACCGCTCGTATTGCTCGGCGTTCAGCGTGCCCTGCCCATCCGCGCCCTTGAAGACCATAGCGCCAGAAGGCCGCGCGGCATTGTCGAGCAGCGCCTTTGACCAACTCGCCGCCGACCCATGCACATCCACAGCCACCGCAGCGGCGTGCAGGGGCGACAGCCCGTAATGGTCATCTTGCGGATGAAAGGTCTTGATGTGGCAAATGGGGGCGGCCCCCTCGCCCAAAGCAAAGCGGTGCGTGCGCCCGCCCACCACATAATCATAAGCCGCAGGCCACCCATCC